CAACAAGGTAAGTTTGGTTTTGGACAAGCATCTGACCAAATTGCGTTTGCACCTAAAGCACAATTGACTGCAACTATTGATAACTGGTCACCTTACTATATTCGTAAGGTTCAAGCTGTTATTGATGGTACGTGGGAAAGCGAAGATTATTTTGGTCATATGAATGAAGGTGTTGTTATGATGGCACCATTTACTAATATGCCAGATAATGTTAGAGCGATGGCTGCAGATGTTATGCAACAAATTAGCGATGGTGAGTATTTTGCATTTACTGGTCCTATTAAAGATCAAGCAGGCGAAATTCGTATTCAAGCTGGTGAAGTAGCTACTGATGCTGAACTAAATAGTATGAATTATTACGTTGAAGGAATCACTGCTCGATTCCCTGGCTAATATTATTTTGGGAGGCCTTCGGGTCTCCCTCACTTTGGAGAAAATATATGATACCTGTAATTGATTTGAAAAATCCATATGCATTGCAACATATAGAAGATGCATATACAAGTGTAGGTTTTGCGGTATTTACAAATGCTCTTGACACAAAAGACCAAACTGATATGAATTGCTGGTTTGATGAAATGAAATCATTCTTCGAATTAGATCAAGAAATAAAGAACAAATATCCATATGAAGGCGATACTAATTTAGGATATAGTATCGTAGGAGACGAAAACGTAGATCCCACAGCTCCAAAGGATATGAAAGAAAGTTTTAATTATAATAATCAAAGAATGCCAGATCATCTCTGGCCTATTGAGTTAAATGGCTTTAAAGCAAATGCACTTCAAAGTGTGGATATTGCTGACAGGCTTACTTTGAAAATTTTATCTATGTTTGACGAAATTTTAAAATGTGGTTCTACTTTAGTTGATGCCCATATGAAGCCATTTAATACAACTAGAGTTATTCACTATCCAGCTTATACAGGAAAACTTGAAGATCGTCAAATGCGAATAGGAGAACATAGTGACTATGGAACTATTACACTACTTTGGCAAATCAATGATGTTCCAGGATTACAAGTACAAGACCTTGAAGGCACATGGCATGCAGTACCATATGCTAATGATGGTGTTGTTGTAAATATTGGCGATCTATTACAACGATGGACTAATGATTATTTTAAAAGTACTAAACATCGTGTAGTTAATAGTCATATACATAAGACTAGATACAGTATGCCGCACTTTGTTGATCCTACTCCAGGCACTATAGTTAAGAATCTTATGGGTGGAGATGATAAGTATGAGCCTATTGAAAGTTTAGAATATTTAAAATGGAGGCTCTCACAAAGCTATTAACATGAAAACATTTTTTATTACAATTATGGATAATCCTAGATCTTTACAGGTTGCAAAACGTGGAGTAAAATCCGCTCAATATTATGGAATTAATGACGCTACAACATGGAAGGCTAAAACTCCAGCAGATGATCCGAAATTAATTTTAGAGTATAACTTTATTGGGCAACAGTATTTTGATGAAGTATACTCTAGAACTGATAATTGTAAAGCTGCATTTTGTTCACATCTTAGTTTATGGGAATATTGTATCCATTTAAAAGAATCTATTATTATATGCGAACATGATGCAATATTTACTGGACAGTTACCGGCAAATCTTGAAATGAAAACTACACACTTATGTAACATTGGTCATCCATCATATGGTAAATGGGTAACTCCAGATTTCGGTATTAATAAGTTAGTGTCAAAACAATATCTGCCAGGTGCACACGCGTACGTGGTCACGCCCACGGGAGCCAAAGAATTAATTAATAGTGCTCGAGCATTAGGCGGTCAACCTACGGATGTGTTTATTAATAATGGAAGATTTCCATGGATTCAAGAATTATATCCTTGGGTTGCTGAAGCAAAAGATAGTTTTACTACTATTCAAAAACAACAAGGGTGTTTAGCTAAGCACGGATATGGCGAAGCATATGACATTATTTAAAACCGCTTTTCTTACTGGATGCGATGAAACAACTGAATGGATGCTTCCGTGGTTCCTAGAAAATTATTGTAAATATAATAATACACCTTTAATATTTGCAAACTTTGGTGTATCAAAAGACTGTTTAAAAGCTATAAAAGACAAATCTAAATCCAACCCAATTAAACATACTATTGATATGACGAAAGTAGAAGATAAAGGATGGTTTAAAAAACCTAAGTCGATGATTGAAGCGTCAACTCTTTCTAAATATACTTGCTGGATTGATACTGATTTTGAAATACTTTCAGATATGTCAAGTGTATTTAATTATGTAGAAGAAAATAGATTATCAATGGTAGAAGACAAACCATGGTCAAAAAGATCTGGTGAAACTTGGCATAACTCTGGCATTGTCGCTTTTAAGGATAGTCCTCAAATTTTACGAGATTGGGCTGAAAATATTACTAAAGTTAACTTAAGAGGTGATCAAGAAGTATTACACAGTATGTTGAGAATACATCCTCTACAAAGAATGATATATATCACTGACTTGCCAAATGAATATAATTGGTTAAGAGTTCAATTATTAGATGGTCAAAATAGTGTTAAGAAAAAGGCTGTTCATTGGACAGGTATTAAAGGAAAAGATCACATCAGGAGTTTAATGAATAAATGACGAAGACTGCACACGTAATTGGTAATGGACCAAGCGCTGGATTCTATAAACCAGCAAAGGGTTTAAAAATATTAAATAATCTTGCTCCCATGGCAGTTAATAACGTGTATGCTACGGTGATGGTTGATTTTAAAATGATGAAGGCTATTCATGAAGGTATTCTTACTGTTCCTGGTGATTGGGTTCTTGGAGCAAGACCACACAAATGGATGGAAATACGTAATGATTTCTATATGAAATACTCCAGGCAAATAAAAGAATTTTATATGGTTTTACCAAAGTATGCTTCGAATTATACTGATTTTAACTGTGGACATATGGCTACACATTATACTGCTAATAAACTAAAATGTGATGAGATTCATATGTATGGATTTGATTCCATATTTAGTTTTGACATTACATCATCTTCTGATTTTTATCTTGAATCATCTAGAGACAATCTCAATACCGAAAGACTCACACGTAATTGGAGACCTATATGGAAAGGTTTATTTAACGAATTTAAAGATACGCAATTTATTATTCATAATAGAACAACTGATACATCGTTAATTAAAATGCCTAAAAACGTTGAAGTTCGTAAAGGAGTTAAATAATTAATGTAACATTTATATCACACTTCTATTTAATACTAAATTAATGCGCTTCATGCGCATTTTTTTATGTACATTGATCTCCACTTGTGGTATAAAGGTATCAACAAAAGGAGATATGCTATGGAAAATACTTATTGGGCCAACAAAGGCAAGTATCAGACAGACTATGATCGTTTGGCTAATCTAATGCCATCTGCAGGTGAAGCTGATACTGTAGCAGGCGAAATGATCCGGAGTATTAGCCGCTTAGGTCATGAGCTGTACAACAACGGCATGGGAAATAACAGCTCAGGTGCTGTTAACTTTCTTCTTAACCATGATTGCATCGATGCTACTACTCATGGAATAATCTATCCATTTACACGTGGTCGTCTTTATGAAGGCAATTACAATGGTGATACATTTCAAAAAGCGGTTGAAAGCGCTATTGATCAAACTCTTTTTCATATCATCAATAATCCTGGTTTGGAAACAGAAGTAAATAATTGTAGCATGTTTGATGTCGAAGAGGAAGAGCAACAATTTTGCGAAGAATGTAGAGACGAATTAGACGAGTTTGATGGTCATATGTGCAATTCTTGTGAAGACAATATGTGGTTTCCGGATGAAGAAGAGGAAGATTATTAATGTATGAAGTTCGTTGCTATGACTGGATCGAGGGCGTTAAAACCCTCGTTGCATGGTCGTCTAATATAAATAAAACTATGGCCGTTAAATTTTGTAATGAGTATCATCGTGAAGGTCATGCTCTTATTGAAATGAAAAACTTAGAAAAGGTTAAATCATGAAAAACTTAGATACATTTGATGTTATATTATATGGCTTCTATCTTGCAGCTGTAATGATTGCTATCGATTATTTCTTAATTCCAGGAGGAATATATTAATGGAAGATTTCTTAAACTCATTTCGAGATGGAGGTCCAGTACCTACAACCGGAGCGGATGAGCTATGCGTTCATGCGCTTTTAGCTGGTTATCATCAGCCAAAGTTTGATAAAGAAAAAATCATCGATATGTTTATCGCGGATGCATATTCTGGTCATCTTGAATGCCTTGATGAAGATGAAGTTGAACTAGCTCTTAAAATGATTAAAAACATCATTAATGATGCTAACTTAAAGGGTATAAACTTATAAATAGAATAAAATAATGATAAAGGTAGACTTAGTATGATTAAAAGTTTTAGTAAATTTGCAGACGGTCTTGCTGTAAAAAAGGCAAAAGAATCAAATAATAAAAAACAGAGTCCTACTAAGTTTTTGCAACCTATTATAAAAAGATTTCCAAAGCATGCAGCTGAGTTAAAAAATCATATTAATACTCATGTTGAATTAGATGGTCCTAGTGGTTATGATCAGCTCAGAAAAGATATTCATGCGACTTTAGATAAAATAGGAAAATAATAAAGGTAGACTTAGTATGATTAAAAGTTTTAGTAAATTTGCAGACGGTCTTGCTGTAAAAAAGGCAAAAGAAGATATGAATAAGACTCATACTGTCGAAATTGATCACGATCACAAACGTGATCCCGATGCTAAAAAGCACAACATTAGTTTAAAGCTTCACGGCAGTGGACCCTCGCGAGGGGCTATGGCAAGCGGTAAGAAAAAGGATCTTCAAAAGTATTTAGCTATACATTATGGGGGAAGTGAACATGCAAAAGACGTTCATCCTGAAGTACATTAAACTGTTATGTCTGTAGATAAAACCCCACTAAAAACAGGAAAATAATCATGGAAGAGGAAGATAAAGGCTTTTATATTGATGACGACGGCGTAGCAGTTATTCTTGAACCTATCCATTTTAAATACCCATATGGTAGAGATGACGATGACGATGAAGACATTTAAGCAGTATTCAAAAGAAGAAGATAAAGGTTATTATATTAACAAGGATGGCGTAGCAGTCATCCTTGAGCCCATTGGTAATCACAGGTCCAGAAATAATAAAAATGTTTCAGAAGAATTTGGACCAGAAATAGATGGTAAAAGGCACAATCTTCTATTCTTTCATCATAAGTACGATAAGCATAAACATGATCAAACCGCAGATGATATCCATAACGCGCTAAAGCGTACATCACCAAAGCTAAGTGATAAGACTATTAAAGCTATTAAAAAATATTCAAGCGGTTCTCATGAACTAAATAAAAATCTAATTGCAAAACATAGCAATAAACCATTACCTCATCCAAAAGAAGATATGAGCGTTCATAATGAGATGATGAAAGGCTATCGAAAAGCCGGCACTAATTTCGTGGCATATGCTGGAGTAAGTGATAGAGTTCATAAAAATATGAAAGCTTCTTCTGATAAATTGCATTCGTCACCTACACACGTATCGGCTTCAGTTCATGCTGAAGGAGCTAAACAATTTGCAGAATTAAAACAGAGTTCTGATAACCCTCATGATGAGTTGCATTATGCTGCTTATCATATTGATAAAGATGATGAGGTGTGTCATGTTCATCCACATAGTCCTATGTATTCTGGTGGCGCCGGTGACGAACATGAAGTTACTATTAAACCACATAGCGTATGGAAACATGTAGGAACTACAACGCATTTAAGTAATACTGGTGGTTGGCATATAGTAGATCATTTTAAAAGGCACAAATCATGAAGACGTTTAAACAGTATTCAAAGTATTCAAAAGAAGACGAAGGCTTTTATATTGATGATAACGGCGTTGCTGTATTCACTGATATTTTAGGACACGGTGATAAACCTAAAAGTATCAATAAACCTAAAAAAGTTATTAAAGAAAATGCTTCTGCTGTCAAACATATAGCAAAAGAAAAAAGTTGGTTGAATTGGCGTCATGAATCTATTCATGATGGAGAAGAAGTAGATAATGATGAACATGTTGAAGAAAAGTCTCATCAATTATTGCAGCATCATCAAAAGCATCAAGAGAAAAATCCTTTAAGTGACGAACAGAAAAAATCAATTAAATCATATACCCAATTTTCAGAAAGATTTAATAAACATTTAATCGAAAAGCACACATTAAAGTCTCGCAGAAAAGTTCCAGACCACCATTGGGATGGCATGAACGGAATTCCTGATGACAAGGAAAGAGCTGCACACGATAAAATGCACAAACATTTGAGTGATGCTTATCATCCTATGGGAGGACATTTCAAACTATGGTCTGGAGTATCTTCTAGAGTTAGCAAAGCTGTAAAAAAATCAAAAGATGGTATAATTCATCCAGGTGGAGGTCACATATCTACTACGTATGATAAAGATGTTGCGCAGACCTTTGCAGCTACAAAGACTAAGAATGCTGAAGGAGTTGCACAACCATACGGTAAACATCATTACATGTGCATACATGCAAAACCGAAAGACAAAGTTCTTAGTACTGAACATAATAGCACATGGAAAGACGAGAGAGAAGTTTTAGTTAAAGATAAATTAAAACATATCGGCACTACAAAACACTATGTTAAACATGCTTTTAAAAAAGATGACGGCAGCTATGGTGAACATTCTACAGAACATCATGTTGATCATTTCGAAATTCATCACGACGGGAGTAAATAATGGAAAGATTTGGATCATATATACAAGATGAAGGCTTCTATATGAGCAATGGTGTGGTTACTCTCAGCAAAGCTATAGGTGAAAAAACTCCTAGAACAAAAAGAATTGGAAGAGGTATATTTGAAGGATTTGATACTACTGGTTTTAAGCAAGCAAAAACAGAAAAACGGGTCGATCATCAACATCACGAGCCTCGCAATGACTTACATGATAATAAGAAAAGAACACATATTGATGATGTTCAAAAGAATAAGAATATCTATGGTGAAACTGGTCATGAACTCAGCACATCACATCGTGGATCTGACATAGAAGAAGTAGGTAGTTTATCAAGTAAACTTCAGCAAAAAATGACAGCCGCACAGCACAACGCTTTTCGTCATTTTACAAATGGAAAATCTGATACGGTCGATGACGGTAAAAAATGGGCGTCTAGTCATATAGCTAAACATTTTATTTCTAATCATAAGCTTAAGGCAGATAATAAAAAGTTAGCTCCGTACCGAGCAAGTAATGTTATCGGCCAAGATAAAAACGCTGCTGATCATCTTAAAACTGCAGCTAAACCTCTTGGCCATGAAGTGCATCTCTATTCCGGCGTTCATCCTTCATTTGTACAAGCCATTAAACATGCAAAAAAACATACCGATGGTGTTGTTCATTCTCCAGCTCATATTTCCACTACTCATGATGTGCACACCGCAGCTGGATTTGCAATTCATTCCGGACACCAGAAGGAGCATGTTAGACCTTTAAATAAAAATACAGATACTCAATATGTAGGTAAAACAACTAAACATATGATTCACGTTCATGCTAAAGCTAGTGATAAAGGTATTCATATGAGTGGTGTAGAAGGTAACAAACATGCTGCTGAAGCAGAAACTGTACTTCCGCCTGCAACACAGTTAAAATATTCGCATACTACATATCATTATCACACAATGCCAGATCAGAATGATGACGATCACCATAGAGTCGATGTGCATCATTGTACGATCCATAAACAGGACTAAAAAAATGCAGCATAATCGCATTTAACTGTGTACATTACCTTAAAACTATGTTAGTATGGTAATATCAAAAGGAGATGATGATGATTAATACAAATACCCCTCAGCCAGTAATTATGATAAAATCAGCGATTGTTGATGAGCTTCTACGCATTCATGCACAAGACGTTCAAGGTGAACAGTCTGTATCGATGGTTAAAGCTAAAATGGTTGATCCTCGTTATGAACCACAGAATGGTACATATGAAACCGAATATAATGGTTTTGCAATTGCTCTTGGTCGACAAACTCTAATTCATACTAAAGAGGGTAATGTATAATGGATTATCAAGTTAGTATTACACTTATTGCTTGCACAATGTCAATCTCAGCTTTTGTGATTGGCTATGTTCTTGGTATGAAACATGCATGGGCAGACTCTAAAAAATGATAGAAGCTATCAGAATTTTTATTAATACCATTGCAGATGCATTTAAATGTATTGTATGGTTCTTAGCCTTTTGCGCCTTGTGCAAATATCTTGAAATCTTTATGTATTCGGTGCCTTAATATGATTCGTAAATCAACACGAGCTTCTGAAATAGTTATTGATCTTGATGGTCCTAATGGTAACGCATTTTATTTAATGGGTGTAGCAAAACAATACGCGCATTCAATGGGGATGAAAGCATCCCCTATTATGTCTGAAATGTGTGCAGGTACAGATTACTATAAATTAGTAAAAGTATTTGAAAAATATTTTGGTCATTTCGTTGTTTTAGAAACTAGCAATCAAGAACTATTGGAATATATACAGGAATGATTGTATCACTTACTGAAAAAGCAAAAGAATATATGATAACTCAGCTAGCGTTAGCCGATAAAAATTATGTACTTCTTGAAGTCAAGGGTGGGGGATGCAGCGGATTTAAATACGATTGGACATATGTAGATGATGACTCAAAGGGGACAGTTATAGATAACACTTTAGTTATTGACGCTATGGCTGAAATGTTTTTATTTGGTTGTACGGTTGACTATATAACCGAACTAGGTGGAAACTATTTAGTTGTAAAAAATCCACAGGCAACAGCTCAATGTGGATGTGGAGAAAGTTTTGCAGTATGATTTATGTTGCACAAATGGTATACACTGATACAGAAAATTATCATAGTATTTTAGTTGGAGCATTTAGTTCTAAAAAACTAGCTCAAGAGGCTTGCGACATTGAGTTTATGAGAAATCCAAAATATCAGCCATGCATTCATTCTTTTGAATTAGATGCACCAGGCAGTCAACAGCAGCAAGATGCTAAATTAAGACCAGAAATGATTTTACATACCGAACAAACTATGGTATAATATAAGTATTGGTCCCTTAGCTCAGCTGGATAGAGCAAGTGCCTTCTAAGCACTAGGTCAGAGGTTCGAATCCTCTAGGGTCCGCCAGACACTAACTATGAACTAAAGGGGGATTAGTTAGTGAAACCCTATAGATTTTGGAGGCCCCAATCTATAGGTCGGTACATTCGCTGATACCGCTAAACTCAGCCGGTTGCTGCATACGTAAAATGCAGATAGAAGAGAGCGCACCTAGGAAGGCGCTCTCTTCGATTAATAAATAATACCATAATATTACTAATCAGCTTAAAATAGGCATTAGTAATATTATAGTATCATTTATTAAATATAAAGGATTAACGAGTTGTATAAATTAATGAGAAATAATAAGATAGTTCAACAAGTTGTAATGACCGGTGAATTAGGATATATGATATATAAAACACCGGTTATAATTAATTTGACATTTGATAATAGAGACAAAGCACTTGAAGTTGCAAAAATATTAAATGCTAAAGTTGTAGAAGAATTTGTGAAAGTAGCTTAATGTATAACAATGAGTTTAGATTAGATTTAAATGATATAGATATTATTGAAGCCTCATTAATCTATCGACTAAAAAGATTGACGGATCGAAGAGAAAAAGTAAAGAAAAATTTAAGCATAAATCGTATAGATTGCGAAATTAATAATATACATAATTTATTAGGCAGACTACATAATCAAAAAGAGTGGTACCGGCCAAAAAATGAGGTTTATATAAGCGGATAAAATAAGGAGAATGTAATGCTGATATGTTTAGTAATAGCAGGATCGTTATGGATAGGTGATGAAAAAATAATGTATCCCACACAAGGTTCATTTTACTTTCATAAATTTCAAGATACTATAAAAATATATGGTAGTGGCGGGGATAGGCATGGAAGCTTTGTTATTCCAAAAGAATTTAAAAATGAAAATACTATAAGTGGTGTATTTCAAAAATGTTCAGAAAAAAATGATGTGAATTGAAAGGATATGTAATGGAAGTAAAAGGACCGGGTTTTTCACACCATTATGCTACTCAGCCTCTTGAGTTAATAGTAAAGACTCAAGCCGCAAAAGAACAACAAATGAATATTGTTGAAAACATTCGACGAAGAACAGAACAATCTATAAAAGCTCCGCAAAAAGCTTTAGCACAATCTTATGAAGGACATAATGGAACTTATGGCGCAGATGGTAGAAAAACACATATTCCACAAGTTGAAGCAAAAAGGGTAGATATAAAAGCATGACTAAGCCAATTGGACCAAATGATATTGTTCCACCAAAATACTATTCTGGTTGGGGACACGGTGAACATAATAAACATGAAAAAAGCTATATAGTAGATAGCTCTGATGATATGGTTGATTATACTTTTGAAATTTCAGATGAAATGGATATATCTGGCCCATTTAAATCTGCATTTGAAGCATCAACAGAAGGAGTAATTAGGCAAGAATTTATTACGTATAAAATGCGTGATGATGGAATAATGATAAAAGAAGTTAATGTAAGAAAATATACACTCAACGATTATATCGATTCAAAAGATGTAATTCCATTAGGGGAGATAGGTAAGTGAAAGAACAATTATTGCTAGCATGTCGCATGCATGCCGAAGGTGAACTAGAAAGAGCTAAAACTAATTTTATGGTTTATTTAAATAATCCTGCTGGCATTGGCGAACATAGTGATATTGTAGAGGCTATGCAAAAAGAGCTTAGTACTATGGGTCATGCAAGTGAACGTCTTGAAATGTTAAGTAAGCATTTTGAATGAAATATTTTATCGCTGCTCCATTTGGAAATTATATAAAACTATCAAATGTGATTAGCGTAACTGGAAGTTGGACTTATCAGAATCGTCCAGGACTATTTCCTCAGATCTTAAAAACACTTCGTTATACTAAAGATGGATGGCGAAATAAAATAGGTCTGAGGAATGCTGGAATAAAAGAAGGATTAAAGAGATCTGGTCTCAATGATGTTTTAAGTTTAGCAGCTATTGATCATTGGGACTGGATTAATCTAGATAGCATTGTTCCAAGTAATACTTCTTTAGAAATTAATATTAGTTGCCCTAATTTAGATAAAGATGTTGGAGCAGTTAGTTTACCAGGATTTGATTTATGGCCATCAACTAATAGAGATTGGTGTATTTGCAAAATACCTCCTACTGCAACAGAAAGCCTTATTGATCAAATAGTTGATTCTGGCTATAGTCAAATTCATGCCAGTAATACTTTATATTCTATCCATGGAGGACAAAGTGGAAAACTATTAGTACCATACACAAATAGAATTATTGAATATATTAAAACAAAACATCCTCATGTAACAATCATCGCTGGTGGAGGTGTGACTACAAAGAAAGATGCTGAAAATTATTTTAATCGAGGTGCTAGTTATGTGAGTCTTGGATCGGTATGTTTTACACCATGGAAAATAAAAAATATTTTATCTTAGAACTTAATGTTTTCCGATATAAATAATCTCAATTGAGCATAATACAGAGAGAGGAAATACTCGTGACACAATTGATTGAACCAAAAAAATTTACGAAAGCTGTTGACCTTTTAAGGTCATTTTTTTTAAATAGAGGCTTTCAAGAAGTACATACCCAAAATCGTTTAAGTATTTTAGCTGCATGTGAAGATCCAGAAAATGTAGCAACATATAATTATGAAGGGCAAATATGGCCTCTTCCTCAAACTGGCCAGATGTGGTTAGAATATGAATTATTAACTCGCCCCTCTTCGAAGGGGTTTTTTTGTATCTCAACTTCGTACAGACAAGAACCAAATGCAATTCCTGGAAGACATGATACGATTTTTCCAATGTTTGAATTTGAAATGCCAGGAGACATTAATGATCTTAAGACTATGGAATATCAGTTATGTAATCATTTAGGTTTCGATATTCCAACAGAAAAAACGTATCGTGAATGGCAGCAACATTATGGTCTAAGTGCTACAACTGAATTAGATGCTCAGCACGAGTTAGCAATGGAAGCCAGTTTTGGTAGTTCTATGATTACTGAATTTCCAGAATTTACAAGTCCATTCTGGAATATGTCAAGAAATGAAGATGGTACAAGTAAGAAGATTGATGTTATCCTTGGCGGCATGGAAACAATTGGTAGTGCAGAACGCAGTACTGATAAAGACCAAATGCGGGACACATTTCATACTATTTCAAATGGGGAATATGCCGGTCTTATTAACCAGTTATTTGGTAAAGATCGTGTTGAAGCTGAACTTGAAAAGTTTCTTGAATTTGATTTCTTTCCAAGAGTTGGTGGAGGAATTGGAATGACCCGCATGATTAGTGCACTCGATACTCTTAAAAAGTAAGATAAGAATAATCCAAGGTGGTGGAATAGGTAGACACGCAGCACTGTTTATGCTGTGAATATATAGTCTTAGCAAAAGAATATTTATATTCGTGTAGGTTCGAATCCTGCCCTTGGAGCCAAATATATATAGTATATATTATAAGGAGATAGTGAATGAGTAAAATTATTGAATTTCCTCAAACATCAGAATTGGATAAACAATTTATGGATATTGAAGCACAACAAAAAATTATTAGAGATCAGGCAGCTCAGATTAAAAAGCTAGAAGACGAAAAAAAAGCAAAAGCTGAACTTCGTGAAGAAGGCGGAGTCATTAAAGGTGAAGCAGTCTTTCTAAGCGAGTAAACATATAAATAGTATTATCTAAAAGAATACAAGGTAATACTATTATGGCACAACCAATAAATCAATTAAGTTTTAAAGCCAGAAGCCTCTTGTTTGCTCAACTATCAGCAATTGCATACTCCGATTTAAAAGAAGCTAAGGCTGCAGCGCGGAGGCTCGAATTCAGTACAGTTGAATTTTATGACGTCAATGGCGCACAGGCATACAGATTTATGAATAAGTATGATTGTATCATCGCATGTCGAGGAACACAGCCTACAGAATTTAATGACATTAAAGCTGATTTACAATCGATTCCGGTAATGGCAGAAACTGTCTCACGAGTTCATAAAGGTTTTAAAGCCGAAGTTGATGAGCTTTGGCCAGCCATATGCGAAGATCTAAATAGAAAACAAAATAATAGTAAAACACTTTGGTTCTGCGGGCATTCTCTTGGTGCTGGTATGGCAACTATCATGTCGTCACGATGCTTACATAATTTATTCCTAAAAGATCCAGTTGAGCTATATACATTTGGTTCTCCTCGCGTAGGATTTAAAAAATATTGTAATTCTCTTGGTGTAATTCATCATAGGTTTGTAAATAATAACGATGTTGTCACGCGTGTGCCCTTGGTAATGATGGGCTATAGACATCATGGAACAGAGCATTATATGAATTCTAATGGAGAATTTGTAAATGTATCTGGTCTTAAAAGATTTTGGGATAGACTAAAAGGCATGGCTGCTGGTGTCATGAAATTAAAGATAGATAACTTTAGCGATCATAGTATGGATTGCTATATAGAGAATATAAAAAATATGAAAGAGTAAGGATCCAGGAGACTACTCTTGGATTTTCCGGAAAATTGGTTGATTGACGATCCATGTGACGACTGCACACATTGGATTAGTTACTTCTACAAATAAGTGTGTACTTTTTATTAAAAATATGTTAGAATATAATTAAACATGATGGAGATATACATGAAAAAAATAATATTGATATGCTCAGCTCTGGCTATTCTAGCAACGTCTAGTAATGCAGCCACTCGTTTAGCGCATATAACACATGTAAGAGATAGTGGTTATCAATGTCAAAATTCTACTAATCTTTTAAGTTCAATACTTATGGGCGCGGCTCTTGGTCATATTATTACTGGAAATGATAGAGGTGCAATTGCCGGCGCAGCTTTAGGATCAACAATGAATAACCAAAGATGCCAAAGAATTAGAACAGTGTTTTGGCAAACTGAAAGCTATGGCAGACTGTATAGAGGTCATACTTTAGTAACAGGAAACCAATATATAGGATCAACAATATATGTAGATGGGTTACCATAATGAGAAAAGATGATATGGATATAGAAAGAATGGCAGAGATTATAAATTATATTAGCTGCAAATTAATGGATGAAGGTAACGAACCTGAATTGGTTGCCGGCGTATTGGCTGCTTGTTCGTTAAGTATTTATAAATCAATATTAAAAGATGATGACTATCAAGCTATGATTGATGAAATTAGTAAAAGTCGAGATAGTGTGAATCCATTTATTCGAACTGAAAAAGCTAGTATTGAAGATATGATAATGGCTTCACAAAGCAAATATATACATTAGAGTTAAAGGAGTATAATCATGGTGCAGTTAACAGACGATACAGAAGCTGAACGCTATCGTAAAATACTCTTGCAACAAGCAAATGAAATAGAAGTATTGAGAGAACAAATAAAAGAAGAAGTGAAAGAAAAGTATGGATATATAAAAAGAATTAAGGAATTAACAAATGTTTAAAAAAGTATTATTAGCGAGTGCAGTATTTACTATTGTGTCATGTACGGCGAGTATATCGGTAAAAGCAGATCCAGAACTATATCTAGAACCCTCAGCGCCTAATACATTAAATGACAAAAAAGATAAAAACTATGCTGCTCCACCTACAGAACTTCCAAGAAATCCAACTACACAGGCAATGAGAATTCCGTGTGATAATACAGAATATGTAATCAACTTGCTAGAAGAATACGGTGAGAAAAAACTATTTGATGCAGCAGGCGTATTGTATATGATTCCTCCTGGTCGTCCTCCACAATTTGCTCAACCATTTGCGGCTCCTGTATCTTTTTATGTAAATATGGATAATGGTAAATGGTCTATGGTTGTAAGCCAAAGTGGCTATACATGTCTTATAACAGTAGGCACTGACTTTATTGCCGGTGGCAGAGACGGTGGGTAATGGTGTATGGATGCTTTATTCGCTTTTTTTGCTTGTAGAGCCGAACGAAAAATTTATTTTTGAAGGAACACACTATCAAAGTAAAGCTCAATGTATACAAATGACAACCCAAAATATTTTAAAATTATCTCAATCACTAGTAACAAAATTAAATAATACTTATGGCGAAAATACGTGGAAAGCATTGGAAATAGGATGTGTAGAAAAGGGCGGTGATCCTATGAATAGAGTTCCAATAATTAATAAAAACAAAGAGAAAAAACCAGAAGGCATAATGGTATGACTGAAGAAGAAATTCAACTTGAATTAAACCGGCAAATGTCTGATTATTTTCATGAAGAAAGAATGTTAAGATTTAGACAGAATATCAAAGACGCAGCATTTAGAGCTAAGATGATGGATATGAAAGTAATGCCAGTTGAAAAACAAGAAAGCTATCATGCTTATATAGCTAGACGTTATAAAGAAATAGAGGAACAACTTAAATGAGTGACATTTTTGATTTTGGATTTACAGCAGTTACAGAAGAAGAACTTGAAGCAGTTCAAGATGCTGTTCAATCTCAAGCAAGTATTGGAGAAAATTTAGAGGCATTACAGGAAAAAGTCGATAAGCTGTATAATTCAATGATTCCATTACTATCGAATCTAAAGAAAAATCCACAAAAAGATTACATTCATTGGCCAAATAGACTTGAAAAAGTAGAACAATTTGAGGATCTGCTTACTAAAATCTACAAAAGTTAGTGTAATATTTTTATCACACTTTTATATATTAATGATTAAATGTGCTTTATGCGCATTTTTTTATGTACATTACTCTAAAAACAGTGTATTCTATACCTACAAAAGGAGAATACAACATGACAGAATATAGAGAAATTGCTAAGATGCTTCGCCAGATGCTCGCTAATACACAATCAGCAGAAGATGCAATTCCGGCTGGTGATATCATGGCTTTGTCAGAAGTCTTCGATAATAAGGCCGATTCTATCGAGATGGATATGATTGTAGAAATGCAAAGGGATGCAGTATGATTTTCTATCGCCCTCACCAAAAGTCAGTTGTAGTTGACCTTAAAGAAAAAGGTTGGCATGGCGAAACAATTATGAAGTTTCTTGATTATGTAAATAAGAAAGAAACTTTGATTGAAACTGGTCGTAAGAATGGTAAACATTCTCGGGACTCAGCTAAATCAAAAGTTTATAGCGCTGAGTTTAAGTACGAACGTACTTATGGATATGGTAAAAAGTTTAAAAATCTTGAAGAAGCTCAAAAATATTGTGACAAAATTTTAGCTTCAAAGACTTGGAAAAAAATATCAACTGCTGGTGTAAAGAATATTGCTTTGGCTGAAATGTCTGGTAGCAGGACAATGGGCAGAGCATGGTCTCATAATATTGATCTTAATCGTAAAAGCGGTTTAAATCAATATGTTCTTCTCCATGAGATGGCACATAGCGCAGGCAATATGCACCACGATGTACGCTTTCGTATTAATCTTCTTAAACTGGTTTCTCGTTTTATTGGCAGCGAACAAGCTGCTTATCTTAAAGCTTGCTTCAAAGAAAAGAAGTTGAAAGTTACTGAGTCATCAAATATCAAATCTCCAGAAGTCTGGAAAAAAGGATATGATCGACTCACTGCTGCTCGTAAGCTAATAGAAAGGGAATAAAAAATGAAAATATGTCAGCCAGCTTTAAAAGATTATCACGATTTAGAATTTATTTCTAAGCTGGTGTCAAAACGGTTGGCTGACAACATCGATGACAAATTGATTATTGAAGAAGTAAAGAACAAAGTAGGATCAACCTACATGGAATATACGATGAAACAAATTGAGGTACAAAAATGTTCGAGCAATCAATCCTCGAAGGCATCTTCCTAGCATGTCTTCTTATAGTAATGTTAACATAGGAGAAATATAATGGCATATGATAAACGTCATGGTGGGCCATATGATAGAGGATCAGCAGATAGCTGGTATCGCCGTAATTCAGAGCCGCACTATTGGACTGGTGGATCTTATCAGGGTGAACATATCACTGAAAATCAAATGACGAAAGAAGAAATAGAAGCTTATTGGGCTGGATTTGATGAAAATGAAGCTTCGGGTTGTCATAAAGAGTGGTAATAATATTGTGACAAATATGTTACATCTATAATTAAATGCACCTCCGGGTGCATTTTTTGTTGTACGTTCCATTTAAAATATGGTACAAAGGTAGTATCAAATGGAGATAAACATGACATACACACTTTTAAATCAAAACCAAACTTCTACAACTACTTTCAACACCATTCCTCAAATCATTTCTCATATCAAATCACTAAACCTTCCATCATCTACTCAATATCTTATTTTTCCACCTCATAATCCAACAACTTCCGTATTCTTTCTCTTAACCTTAAATCAACTTATTAAAACATTCAAAAATACCCCACACGAACTTAATTAAAAAAATTATACAACGGAGAAACTATATGAAATCTTTTACTTTTCAACCTAACCCAACCTTTCAATTTTCACTTCTTCCGATCTTTACTGAAGGATTAGGGATTGACTACACAATCAATCCCGATAAAACTGTTACTTTCTCTTCAAATGATGAGGATGCTCTTGAAGAATGCTGGGAACAACTATACGACGATCCCTTTGACCTCATGGCGGTATAATAATATGATTCTTGATACAATCAATCTTCCAAAAAAGATTAAACCAGAAATGATTGACTCAATTGTTAATCATGCAAACGAGGTTCTTGATCTTTCAGATCTCGATGAGCTAGTAATTCGTTTTAAAGCACATAATGATGCTTGTGGTTACTTCGATGGATTTGATGATGACTCTACTGCTGGTATTGAAGTCAACACAAAAAATACTATCGATGAGATTGTTACTACAATATTTCATGAGCTTGTACATGTACAGCAAGTTCTTCACGGAGTCTTTGATGACTTTGAAAAAACTTGGAATGGAGAGTCATTCGGACATCTTGATTACAATGATCGTCCGTGGGAGATAGATGCATTTAAAAAAGAAAAAGAGCTTTTTTCTTCCTGGAACCGCATTTAACTGTGTACATTACCTTAAAACTGTGGTAGTATGATCTTAAATCAAATGGAGAGTATCATGATTGCAACAAATATGGCAGACCGTCTTGCATTGATTGCAGCAATTGCTGAAAAGCAAAAAAACGAAAAGGCTCGTAAAGAGCGGTTGTCAACTATTCGCAAAAACACTGCAAAAGTTCGTATCGTTGCTCGTAAAAAGCGTACAGCTGAAGATAAAAAGCTTTCGGATTTTACTGGCGGTCAGGAAAATATCAATCACTATACCGATGCATCTAAGTATGCTAAAACACACTATGGCGAGACACTCCACGAAACAACTCGTCATGATACAGATTGGGGAGACTACTAATGATTAATCCATTATGGATCGCATTCACTCTATTTTTCGGTGGGCTTGGTATTTGTCTTATAATACTAGACTCGCTTTCAGGATACCTAATGTGCTTCGGTGTATTGGGTTGGTTGTTTGTAGCAAACAATACAGGTCAATTGTTTATTGAAGAAGATGATGAAGAGGATTACTAGTAATGTATGAATTGTTAGAAAGCCTCGCTTTTGTTTTCCTTGTAAGTGTACTTATAGGAATTATGCTGATGCAAGCGGCCGCTTTAGTATGGATGTTCTGGGATATGTTTATACGTAAGGATATGTAATGGAAGATTGTAAAACATTTGCAAAAGCATTTTCATTTGCAGAACGTGCTCACGCCAATCAAAAACGTAAGTACACCGATGAAAAATATTTTTCGCATTGTGTAGCGGTTTCTGATATGATCGAAGAGTACTTGGATACGCACGTGGTTGATGTCTCAACCACTGTGGCTATGTCTGTGGCGATTCTTCATGATGTTGTTGAAGATACATCATTTGATCACATGGACATCAGAGAGCGGTTTTCAGACGAGATTGCAATGGGCGTATGGTTTCTAACTAACACTGAATTGTTTGTTGGTAATCGATCACTTCGAAAAGAACTTGATCGTGATCGTTTAGCAAAAGCTCCAGGTTGGGTAAAACTAATCAAGAAGTTTGATATTGAGCACAATCGTGAAAGTATCAAAAAGCATGATCCAAAATTCTATAGAATATTCAAGCAAGAAACTGATGAATTGCTTGAAGCTATGGGTATGCACGACGACGAATACTATAATGGTCCAGCTGATATTCAGCTGGCATTTTAAAGGAGGACAATAGTGGTATCAGAAATTCAAACGCACGGTTTTGAAAAGGAGGAAAATGAACATGATGTTGTGGACAAGGTTTATTTAGATATTAATCCTCGTCCACAGCAATCTGAAGTCGTTCAATCACTTAAAAATCAAGCAGGTGAAGAATGGAAGGCCAGATGCACTGAGCATTATGCTTGGAAAGCAGCTGAATATATTATTGAGCTTGAAAACGCTTTGGAAAAAGAAAAAGAAATACAAGATCATATGTGGAAATCTATAAGTCGTATCGAACGGCAAAGAGATGAAGCAGACAACACTAATAAATTCTTAAGAAAACTTATTAACAAGTATCATTTAGAAAATGATGCATTTACCGGAAAGGGTAATATCAATGACTGAAGATCGTGATAACTATATGAATATGCTTACATCAGGAGTATGCGAGGTAACCTTTACAAAAGTAAATGGCGATAAGCGAGTTATGACTTGCACTTTGCTAGAAGGTATGATTCCATCGGCTGAAAAAGATGAACCTATTACTCAAAAGAAAGTTCGTGCTGTAAATCCTGAAGTCATTCCATGCTGGGATACGAACGCAGAAGGCTGGCGGTCTTTTCGTGTTGATAGCGTACAGGAATGTAAATATGTTTATCGCCCAAAAGTTTATTCTATGTAAATCAAAATAATCATTTACAATTGCTTAAAAGTGTGATAGATTAATAGAGTAGGAAGAATCACTTGTCACTGAAAGGACAAAAAAATGACTATATCTATATGGGGTGATGATAACATCGACGAGTGGTTGACACGAGTAGAGATAGCATTAGACGAGTGGGATCAGAGCGAAGTTTGTAAGAATTGTGATGGTTCTGGTGTTGTCGAGATTTCAAAAATAGAATGTGAATTTTGTTTTGGAACTGGTTATGAAGAAAGAGATGAAGCATCAAACGAAAAAGGAATATACAATGTCTATGCACATGATTCAAGGTGTTCAAGTACACGGAAAATCTAAAATCAAAAAGAAGCCTGGTTGGAAAGAAAGAGAAGCTGAACATCAAGCTTTTCTTGATCGTATGGGTGTGAAAGGTACTAAACAAGACTATCGTCATGAACGGCCAAAATTTAAAGTTTCAAGAGATCAATTATCAAATAGTATTGATAATGGTACACTAAAAGAAACGAATAAATATACAGGTAATGAGATTGCTGGTATTGTTGTAACACACAAAAGTAATCTTATGCCAATTCGTAAAGACAACAAACAGGCAGCAGTTGATGCAGCGAGTATGCGTAGATGATTTTAGATAAGCACGTTACTAAAGTAATTAGTAATAATGTAAATATGACGGTGCCATATTATCTTATGGCATCGTATGCTTATTATGAGAAAGACGATCCAATATTATCTGATGATTTTTATGATAAATTAGCAAAAAATATTCTTAAGCAATGGGACAATATTGAACACTATCATAAACATCTACTAAGCAAGGATGTTTTAGAAGCAGGCAGTTACATTGGAAAATATCCAACTATCATCTCAGAGGCCCTTAAGAGCTTAAGAAAGACTACTAAGAAATGAATCAGGACGATAGAGACTTTATCATTAATGCAGTGAATCGACTTCTAAAGGTCCCTTACGCAGCTCTTACTAATGCTGAAATTGTTAAATTAAAAGGTTTACTTAGAAAATTATGATTACAGTTGAACATAAATATGATCATAGTATTATTACCATTTTAGATAATAATGGAAAAACTGACGACGTTGAAATTATTGTTGATGAAGAACTTTGCTATATTCGTCAATACACTGATGACGATGATTTTAATATTGTGGTAATATCACCATATATGTTAAAAGAATTAGTAGCAGCATATGATATGGCTGAAGGCTCGTATGTTACTGCAGGTAAATCATAAAAAAATAAAAAAAATGCATTTAAGGGTTTACAATGACTCCTATTTGTGTTAGAATAACTATACGTTAAGGAGAAAACTATGTTTATGTTCGAATTTGGTTTACTGGTATTTGGCATTATTATTACTTCTTATGTTCTTGGTCGTAGAAGTGCAAAAGAAGAAAACGTTGAAGGTATAGTCGATATTGTAATTACTAGACTATGTCACGAAGGCTATATTCATTATGAAGAAATGGATGATGGCGATTATGACTTGATTAAGATAAAGGACTATGATAATGGTAGCACGTAAGACAGCAAAAAGAGCTAAAGTTAAACCAACATTTTCTCGACGTGCAAGAACTGGTTTTGCGGCTGCGCCTCAAGATAACTTTCGTAATTTTAATGATTACGTCCGAACAGAAGTTGATAAGAAAGATGTTATAAGCAAGATTAAGTCTTATATCAGAAAAGTTGTTCCTAAAACTGATGCCAAAATAGCCATGGAAGCGCCTGAGTGGTCCTTTGCGGGTCTACCTTTATTGGCATCTACTATCGTATGGAAAGAAATGGATAAAGAATTCCCAGCATGGTGGGATGCTGATAAGGTTCTGAAAAAGCATGTAAAAGAATTACTAGCGCGCGGTAGAGCTAAACAAGCTGAAAAGGCTAATAAGCCAGAAGAAACTGGTCCAGTAAAGAAAACCATTCAAGAAATTATTCAAGAGCGTACGTCTGAATTTATCGGCGGAATTGATAATGTCGTAGATAATTGGGAAACTGCTGGCGACTATTCAGTCTATGACGAATTAAAGAAAATCGATGCTCCATATAATATGGCTAAGACTGCTTTTGCGTATTATACACCTCAGATGAATGAAATCAATGAGCTTGTCAATGATAAGCCTGAAGATCTTCTTGAGGCATATTCAAGCTGGTCAACATCACGTCGTAAAAAATATCTAAAATTTCTTACCGAACTATGTGCTGAAATCGAAAAGTATATGGCTTCGAAAAAAGCTTTGCGTGCTACTCGTAAACCCAAAGTTAAAACTGCAGACAAACAGGTTGAAAAACTTAACTATGCAAAAGAGTCGAAAGAATATAAGCTAACATCTATTACGCCTACTTCAATTATCGGTGCAATGCGGCTTTATACTTTCAATACGAAATATAGAGAATTAACTGAATATGTGTGTCAAAAGGCAATTGGCTTTGAAGTCAAAGGTACTACTATTCTCGGATTGGATGCTGACCTATGTCGGAGCACACGTCTCCGTAAGCCTGATGAATTTATTCCAGCAATCTTGAGTAAATCATCAACACAGATCAATAAAGAATGGTCAAAGCTTACGACTAAAACATCAAAAAATGTTAATGGTCGTATTAATAAAGATGTTATCATATTAAGAGCTTTGGCAAAGTAGAAAGGAATAAAATGAGCGAAGAAATACAATTTATGAATCGTGCAAAATTTAGTAAAATTATTGAATCACAGGTAATTGATAAGAAGCTATCGTATATGGACGCAGTAATTGAAACATGTGATATGACAAATATCGATCCACAAGATGTTAAAAAGTTTATCTCAAAAGTAATTAAAGAAAAAATCGAGGCTGAAGCGATGAGTCTTAATTTTTTACCAAAACAAAATGAATTGCTATTTGAATGATACGTTGGTACGATTATGTAGCAGTGGCCATCATGACAGTGTTTATATTTCCAGCTGCAATAATGATATTACCGCCAATAATTAATTTAAATGCTATTATACCTCTGTATGCTTCTTGGTATATGTGGGTAATGTACTGCGATAAAAGACAGAGTATGGAAAATGACAGATAACGAAATACAAGAATTTATTAAAATGTTTAAAGGAGTACTACCAGACCCAGACAACTATCCGACAACTTTTGACTATTACTATCAACTATATAAACATATAAAACAAAGGAACTAAAATGTTTGAACTAATTATGATCACGATGCTCTTTTTGAATGATAATGAAGAGTTTTTTAATGCCGGACCGGCAAATAAAGAAGCTGGCCGTACATGGCAATATACGGGAACTCAACCTGTTCCTGAAGGCCATGTTGCGATCCCATCAATTAATCCAGACACTGGTAAAGAAACAGTTATTTTCATCAGAAAATAATGATATATAACAATGTACAAAGCGTACAATATATTGTATAATAATTCAGTAATATAAAACATAATTCAGCAAATATAAGGAATATAATATGTCTTTTGCAAATCTTAAACGTGACCGCGGTCAAATCAACAAACTCGTTGCAGCAGCCGAAGCTGTTGGTGGAGGGACTTCTTCAAATAAATATACAGATGATCGTATGTGGAAGCCTACTGTTGATAAACAGAATAATGGTTATGCTATTATTCGCTTTCTTCCAGCTACTGAAGGTGCCGAACTTCCATGGGTTCGTTATTGGGATCATGGTTTTAAAGGTCCAACTGGTAAATGGTATATCGAAAAATCACTTACATCTATTGGTCAAGATGATCCAGTCGGAGAACTTAATAGTAAGCTATGGAATACCGGGCTAGAATCTGACAAAGAAACAGCACGTCGTCAAAAGCGGCGGTTGCATCACGTGTCAAATATTCTTGTGGTATCAGATCCGGGTAATCCTGCTAATGAGGGTAAAGTATTTCTTTATCAATATGGCAAGAAAATCTTTGACAAATTGATGGATGCAATGCAACCAGAGTTTGCAGATGAAGAACCAATTAATCCATTTGATTTTTGGTCTGGTGCTAACTTCAAACTGAAAATTCGGGATGTTGAAGGCTATCGCAATTACGATAAATCAGAATTTGCTCGTCAAGAAGCATTGTCTGAGGATGATACAAAGCTTGAAGGAATTTACAATTCCATGCACGATTTAAACAAGTATGCAGAAGAAGGATATAAATCATATGCTGAACTAAAAACTAAGCTAATGAGTGTACTAGGTGAAGCAGCTGTTGCCGGTGCGCCTACCATGGCTCAAGACCGCAGTCTTGGTGAAGAACGTCCAGCGCCTGCTATCAAAGCAGTTCCTGAGCCGGCAATAAATGCAGTATCAAGTTCAGATGATGAAGATGATATTATGTCTCATTTTGCTAATTTAGTTAATGATTAAATATAACTGAGAAATGCCGGCTTAATGCCGGCATTTTTTTATTAATATGCGTAAAGCTGTTGCCTATTTGGTGGTCCCCATCCTTCAAATCTAGGATCAAATCTTGCATGAGAAGATCCAACCGGAGGATTTGGTATAACTACTGGTGCTGATGTTGAAGTTGTGCTATTGTCAATGTTTCCAATTAATACGCCCTGCCCCTGACTTCTTGAAGCTTCTAAACTAAAATAGGCATCTTTTAATTCATCAGCAGCTCTTTGCGCAGAAGGCATAAGTTTCTTTGTAACAGCATGACCGGTTAATGCATTAAACAATGCAACCCCAGCTCCCTCTAGAGATCGATCTTCTGCTTCGGTGCCAACAGCAGCAACAATACCTGTCTCTACTGCCTTCGCGACAGCTTGTACAACTTCTGCTTCAAAACTTTTAACTGTTGGAAGTGTGCCAAATGCTTCTCTTTGATATTCTGCATCCATATCGAGGAGCGCAACAGGCTTTGCTTTTAAATTTAATGTTTCTAATATTTTATTTCCCATTGGCATATTGCCAATCGTACTTATAACATTACTCTTTATGTCTGCAGCCGAAGGAATAAAGTCAAATATCATATCTATCAGCCCTTGTAATTTTTCTACAACTGATTCAACAATTCCACTCATCATTTGTTTACCTTCAGTAACAATATCAGAAATCATATTAGGAATAAAACTAGTAAATATATTTTTTATCCCAGTCCATATAGAACCATTTGGCTGTGGATCTCCTTCGGCCCCTTCTGTTTTAGCAAATAGGTTTGTAAATGATGTTACCATCGCCGTTATCTTTGCAGGAATAGCAACCGTAAATACATTTTTCAAATCATCCCAAAGAGCACCGGCTGACAGTGATATACCTTCTTTAAAATCTTTTACTATACTTTTTATTTTATTAGGAAGGGCTACTGTAAATATACTTGTAACACCACTCCAAGCTTTTTGGATCGTACTAAGTTCACCAGTTTTTCTTATAGCCATTGGATCTTTATCACCAAATCCCATCAAGCTTTTTATACCTGTTAGTACGCCACCAACAGATTCTACTATATCTTCCATCCAACTACCTTGGTATGCTTTACTCCAAGCTTCTTTAAGTGATTTACCAGAAAATATATCTTTAATGAATACTACTACACGTTCCATGGTTCGGACTGGAGCCATTAATAAGCTTTTAAATAATTTTTCAAAGGAAAACTGTTCGGCCCAGATACCAATTTTTCCTATCATAGATCCGTCATCCCATTTACCGTCTTCACCAACTCCCCATGGTAATAGCTTTCTAAGAATCCATAGCATTGCGTTTTTAATTAAATCAAATGGTGCTCCAACAAAATTAGATAACGCAGTAGTAAGTCCTTCAGAAAAAGACATTGCCCAGGTCTCACCTTTTCCAGACTCTTCTTGAAATTTTTGAATTCCTGCGAATGCTGACATGAGGACACCAATAGGCCATAATACTTTATTGAATATTCCTTTGAATAATTTAAAAACGGCTGATCCCTTAATAGATGATCCAACAGAACCGAGTGATGATAACATTTTTCCAAACGCTCCGCTCATTACTTCTGTTATAGCAGACCCGGCTGCCCGTAGTGGTTGCAGTATCTTGCTTATTCCTTGAGTTACTCTATGAACTATGGAAACTGGTTGAGCCGTAAATCTTCCACCGGGACCACGGCCTGTAACTGGTTTTCCGTCTATACCAAGACCTACCATTGAGTAATATCTAGCCTTTAATCCGTTCATGAAGTTTGCCATTCTAGTAGATATTTGTGTAGTAAGAGGTGTTTTCAATTCACGGCTGCCAGTGTTTAACTGCCTAGGTCCTGCTCCTTTCATATCACCATCAAATCCAAACATTCTTAATGCGGACCCTCTTAACTTAGCTATTTTGTCAAAAAACCACATAGAAAAATTAGCATATGGAGCAGGAACTAATTTTCCAAGAAGTTTGTCTGCAGTTTTTAACGGTATAAGTCCTTTTAAAGTTTTTCCTATTTTTTCAGCGTTCATTATAGCTAATTTTTCCCACCCACGAAGACCAGCAAGGGCGACACCTAATGCTGCCAATCCAGCAGTAAATGCAACTATTCCTTTAATTCCAGGAATATTTGGTAAGTTAAGTCCGGACGTAGTAGAGCCACTGGAGCTAGACGTTGGTCGGCGAGGAGCATTAGATGCTTGCTTTGCTTCTCTCTCTGCTTCTATACGTCTTCTTTCTGTCTCAGCAGCTTGGTCTTTCATAAAATCAATGAATTGTGTAAATTTAATATTTAATTCTTCAAGCGAATGACTCTGCTTCGCCTGAGATCTTATATCTTGAGCGTTATAAGCAGCCATGTGATTTGCTAGATCGTTTAAGTCTTTTATTTGGGCCATCGTTTATTCCTACTGCTTTTGCTGTCGCTCTTTGTGTCTTCGCTCTTCTTCTTTCATATGATCAATTAACATCATTAAATATATTTCTCTCTCCCAGGGTATCATATTTTCTAGTTCAGTAAGTGCATAATTATGATCCTGCATCATCCTAAAATTACTTTGATAGTAGTGTAGGAGATTTTCATGGGAGAGACATATTAAAAAAAATCGGCCATTCCTTCTAGTTTCTTTTTATTATGATGACCACATTCTGAGCAGTCAAACTCAACATCTTTCATAACAGTTGGCATTTTATCAGTGTAATTTTTAATCTTTTCAAATTGCTCAGTGTTTAAAGATTCAATAAAATTAGTAATCGCTTTTGAATCTTCGTCTTTAACAATAATTCTATCATCTGCTGTGTTAACATATTTAATACAATAACCTAACATACGAATTGACATATCAGAAGGTGACATGTTAGTCATTGTTGGATCATTTAAACTATTAAAACTTGGCCATTGCATTTCTAAAGATATGTCGTCAGTTAATTCAATAATGTTACTAATTTCTGGAAGATCTGGTTTTGTATCAATTAAATTAATAGACAATTCATTTGATGTTTCACACTCCTCACATGCCACGCCAATTTTAGCTGTTTCACCTACAGACTTAGATCTAATAATAATAAACATATATTCAATATCAAAAACTGCTAAGTCATTCCATTTAATATCAGCTTCCGGGTCAACACACGCTTTAATTGTATCAACAATTGCTCCAAACATTTGTTGAGCATCTTGTGATTCAAGCGCTATCATTAAAACTTTTTCTTCTCTTACTAAGTACGGTCTAAATTTTATAATTTGACCGGTAGTAGGAATACTCATTTCATATTTGGGTTTATCATTTAGTACTGGTAGTGCCATTATATTACCTCATTGTTTAAAATTATATTATTCATTTAACCTGGATCTTTCCACGGTTTCTTTTGACCATTAGTTCTACTAGTTTTTAAAGATCCTCTTAAATCTGGATTAATCCATGTGCTTTTCTTTACTGCTGCTAACATCGGATTAATGTTAACTATTTTTCTTTTGGATCTTTGGCTTACATAATTCTTTTCACTTCTCCAGTTTGTGTAAGTCATAGTAATTGTAATTTCAACAGTTCCATTATTATCATTTGCTAAATCTATTTGAGCAAGCGCAATTGGGAAAGCATCCTCTAAAACGACGCTATATACTACATTTCCATTCGAATCTAATTGATGAATGACTACGTCTTTTGCATAACCACCGAACCGGCCTTTTTTAAACTCTATTTCATTAGTATCTAAATCAATTTGCCTAGACATCCATACTTCAAAATAGTCTCGAATTTTATAATCATTTGTTTCATAAAATGAGAAATTGACATCTTGAACGCTATATCCGTATGAAACTTTTTCTGATTTCATTCCGATTCTTCGATCGTTGGTTAGTATGCTTCTCATTGGTAATGTACAAGATTTGCATAATAAATTGACATCGCCGGTAGGATGCATTCGAGCATGATCACCGGCTTGCTGTATCACATCATCAGGAGGCACGTCGGCGGCAACTTGTGAAACTATTGCATTCGGGCCAAGAGCAGGTAATTCAACTGCAAACTTATTAGGTCTTGCAAGACCTTGTACCATCATGCTTTTAAATCTTTCAACTCCTAAGTCAACTTGTTTCATAGCATCCCTCTTGAGTTTCTATACACTTCTCTGCCAGATGCTTTATTCCAAGACGCAGTTGGAAGAAAGGTAGCTATCTCCCACTCAGGCGCGTGTACTTTTGCTAATCGACTTTTTAAATGTTTTTTAAGATAGTGTTTAATAGTAGGTTTGTAATATTGCATATTGCTAGCCGCTTTTACAGTAGCATACGTGACATTAAAATCATCATCTGACGCTGTTGTCATTAATGCATCTAGGAATTTAGCCCTAAGAACTGGAGGTAAGTAATGTAGATTCATCCCTAAAAAGCCTCCTTTTGCTTTACCGATAATAATAACAAGTGGAAAAGAATCATAGAATGGCAGTGTTTCTTTATGTTTAGGATCATAGAAAAACATACACATTTTACCAATATCGGTATTATTACTAAGAGTTAACTCTTCTTCTTGCATTAATGCGCCTTGATTAATTCTGCGAAATTCTTTTCCTCGCATTGTAGTTATTTTTTTACGGAACCACTCGCGCGACTCTTTGGTGCGAGGAGTGATCCCTGCACGAAAAGCTTCTAATTCTAGTTTTTTAAATATCTCTGTCATGACTCTATTTATACTTTTTTCTTAGGTTTCTTCATTGTCGGCAGAGGTTTTAAACTTTTGCCCTTTGGTCGTATTCCCATTTTATCAAGAGTATTTTCAGTCCATATTTGAAATTCCCAATTGCGGTCATCTGCATAATTTTTTGCGGCTTTCCATTTATTCATATTCTTTACATAAGTCAATCCTTCGGTAATATAACGTTTTGTTTTTTTACCTGGATTTTTGGGAGGTCGCGTTTCTTTATCTGGTTTGATTTCAACTAATATAGTTTTTTTATTCTTAAATGTAATTTTAAGATCAACAAAATATCTATGATATTTTTTATCAACTTCATACAAATATGGTACTACAACTTCTTCGCTTGACCATGATATAACATCACTTTGCTCATCACACCATTTAAAACAATGACGCTCCCACATTGATCTATACACTATATTGGTATAGTCTCCTTTATATTTGTTTGGATTCTTTGGTTTGTATTTACCAGAATATGTTTTCATGTTTTCCCATATAAATATAACTAACAGAATTTAACTATATTTATTAGGAAAACATATGTCGTTAGATAGGGATGCCACCACCACAGCTAATTTCGCACAAGCAGCAAAACAACAGCTGCAATTTCCTAGGGAAAATGTATCTGATTTTAAAGCGTATATAAGATTTCAACCAATTATTACTACTCCACCGGCTTTAGGTGAAAATAGTAGAATAGGAGCATTAGTGCTGCGTACCGTAGATAATGCTTTAAATGGTAATTTTGGTGCTGCAGGTCAGGACGGCGCTTTTTTAGGCGGTGCCTTTGATGCGTTTAATAACGCTAATGGAAATCATCTTGAAAGATCTAAAAGAAATCCATCTAAACAAAGATGTGTGTTATATATGCCATCTTCTTTTAATATGCAAGATGGGGTTTCTTATTCAACTCCGGCGTTAGGTATATTAGGGCAGTCAATGAAAGAAGGAATTGAAGGCGGTAGTGGCATTATAGATGGTGGTTTGTCAGCTGCTACAGATGGTTTAAAAAATCTAATTGCTGGAGTAACTGGTGGTATGGGTCAAGATGCCGCAAGACTCGCTGCAGCTAGACTTACACAGTCATTAACTAAAAATAGTTTCGCGGACGGGGCAGTACGAAGTGCGTTAAAAACGACAGCACATCCAAATATTGCATTATTGTTTGACAAACCAGAATTACGAACATTTAGATTTCAATTTAAAATGCAGCCGACTACTGAAGACGAAGCAATAGAAATAGAGAAGATCGTCAGATTTTTTAGAAGTGAATTATATCCTGAATCATTTGGTATATCTGGGTCGCAGGCATATTCTTCAGGTTCGGGTGCAACAGAGGAGGTCTCAGAATATGAAGTTAAAGCTGGGTATAAATTTCCAAATGAAATACAAATTTCATTGCATTATGATCTAGATAGAAATACACGATCCGACGTTTCTAATGCAGAGGCTTATTCAAAATCAAAATGGTTTAGATTTAAGCCGTGTTATTTAAGATCAGTTAATGCAACATATAACACAAGTAATACCAATAGTTTTTATAAAGGCGGTTATTTTCAAGAAACAACACTAGACTTAAGTTTCCAAGAAAATGAGTTAATGGATAAAAATGCTGTTGCGAAAGGATTCTAATGTCATATTTCCAATCATATCCAATTGTACCATATCAATTTGGCGGAAGCGATAATGCAATCGCAGCGATTCAAAATATATCAGCATATGCTGACATAATTGATAAATTTAAAAATAGCGCTCAAAGTTATTTACTGTATGATATTATAGAAGGTGATAGGCCTGATGTTGTATCGTATAATATATACGGCAGTGATAATTACTATTGGACATTTTATTTAATGAATGATAATTTAAGAAGGCAGGGATGGCCTTTAATTTATAGTGAAATTGTAGATCAAGCAAAAGAATCTTATCCGCATACAACTCTTGTTTTTCGCACTGATGATAATGGTGTTGGCCATGTAGGTCATTCAGATCCAGCACAAGATCTTATTAGAATATTTAAGGTAGGTTCTAAATTAGAAGGCGCGCTTAGTGGTGCAACCGGTACTGTTGTTCGTAAAGATTTAGATTTAGGACAAGTGATTATTAGTGGATCAACTGGTGTATGGCAAAATGGTGAAGCAGTGTATTTTAATAGAATAGTTGAAAATCCAAAAGCACTTTTGGATCCAGCTTTTGCTGCGCAATATGAAGGTATTAACATTTATGAAAATGCCAAGTTAAAAACAAGCTCATTAGAATACTTAAGTGCGCACCATTATGAAGATGCATCCGGAAATTGGATAGATATAAATCCTAACAACGAGGTTCAATCATCGCTTATTACTGAAAAAACTCATCTAGATTTTATTGAAGACGAAAATTCTAAATTAAAAACGATAAAAATATTAAAGCCTAGTATTGTTAGACAAGTAACTCAAACATTTTCGACTGTCATAGGCGGATAATAAGCTATGTATGAACAGAATAAAATCATTAACCCAGTTTCATATGATATTCAATCGGTGATACTTACTGCAGATCGTTGGTCTGAATGGGATGATGAAGCTGGTTATGATATTAGTCGTTTTGTTTCTGACATAATATTTTATGAAAATTTAAATTTACCATATTTAACTGCTGCAATGTCGTTTTTAGATAATCAAAGCCTTTCAGATAAATTAAATTTTACTGGCACAGAACGTGTTGAAATAAAAATTATGACAGATGAAGAGCAAATTGACAAGCGGCTTTCTATTACTAAGCGGTTCATTATAACAGAAGTAATGTCATCTGAAAAAGTTGGTGACAATAATGAAATGGTGTCTTTACATATGATAGAAGAAAGGGCCTATCAATCTAAAGTGACTTCAATTAATAGATCATTTAAAAAAATTAATGCCCACAGAGGATCAGCAGATGCTTTTGCTGGAAATCCTATTGATATAATTCAATCATTGCTCAGGACTTTAGATCGATCAACTGCAAACGGTGGATATTTTTTAAATAATGAGTTAATGTATAATAACAATGATGATCAACTTCCTGTACTTGACGGTGAACTAAATGTTGTAATTCCTAACCTTCCGGCTATTGAAGCAATTAGTTGGATTTCTAAAAGATGCGTTACACCAAGCGGCATGCCATTTTACACATTTGCATCTATGGGTGACGATAGAATACGATTTGTTAGTTTAGAGGCTATGCTTAAAATGAGTCCCATTAACGAACCACATATGCCTTATACATATTCTTATCAGTTATTATCTGAAGCTCAAACTGTTCCTAATGGTGTTAAATCATATATAATATCTGATTTTATGAATACTGGAAGTGATAATCAATTGATCTATACGGCTTCCGGCCTAGGGACTTCTGTACATAGTTTTATTGACACGTACTCTGGAGAAATTAGTACTGTAAACTTTGATCCTGCACGAATGTTTGATCATTTACATGATCAAAATATCTTAAAGAAAAGAGATGTACCAGTCTATGATGGAAAATTAAAATTTGGTAGTAGAAATATTGCTGAAATAAATGGAGAAACAAAAACTAGTATATCAACATCAAAAACATTTAGTAATACAAAAAGAGGTGTCGATGATAAAAAGAGAAGTTATAATGAAGTAGGTGATACAAATCATCACTCATTAAAAATTGAAGCTCAGGCAGCAAGAGCATTTTTAACAAAAAATGGTTTAATGATAAAAGTACCAGGTAGAAACTTTTTATCAAAAGATAATAATCTTACGATAGGTAATAAAATTTCTGTTGAATTTAAAAAGAATATAATACAACCGACACAAAATGGCATCAATCATCAAGGTGATTTATTAGATCTTCGAAGATCAGGCGAATATATAATTTACAGCGCTGAGCATACTTTTAGTGTAGATAATGGTTATTCAGTAGGACTAAACTTAGTAAGACTAGCTTTACAAAAAAGATAAGGGTTTAAATATGGCATACTATTGGGGAGATGATCCACGATTTTTCTTAGGAAGAGTTGTCAGTAATAGTGATTTATCTCAAATGGGCAGATACCAAATTCGAATCTTTGGCATTCATGACAATGAAGTCGACATTCCTAATGAAGATTTACCTTGGGCTCAAGTGGTAATACCAACTACTGAGCAAGGTATCGGTGGAGTAGGAGCTAATCCACAAATATCACAAAACGCAATGGTTTATGGAATGTTTTTAGATGGAAAGCTTTCTCAGATACCATTAATTATAGGAACTATTACAACTATCCAAGCGCCATCAAGTATACAAACGACAGATCCAGCTTTAACGGCAAATGGATCTGTTAATAGATACGGTGGTGTTGCAGGATCTTTTGTACGAGAATCGACTTCGACTCAGCAAAGTGAAGCTGATTTTTTAGGACCGCAAGAAGTAATGCCAGATGGCGAGACTATTATTTCCGATGCAAAAAATATGGCTGGATCAAACACTGAAGAAAAAATATATAACGCATTATTAGAAGGCGGCTTAAGTGCATCCGCGGTATGTGGTTTAATGGGAAACTTTGCATATGAATCTGGACCTGGAGCTAGTTCAAAAACAACATGGCCGCCCAATCCAACCGGTAAAAACTTTATACGAGGCGGCCCTTGGAATTTAGCGATTAATCCATCGGATAGAGGAATGCCAGCATTTGGTCTTGCTCAGTGGAGAAATGATAGGTGGCAATCAGAAAATCATCCTGGAAAGGGAATAGTGCCATGGGCTGAATCTAACGGATTAAGTTGGCGTGCACTATCTACTCAATGCAGATGGGTGATATATGAATTAAGTGTTGGAGAAAGTGGCGCAGGGGCTAAATTAAGAGAGGCCACAAATCCAGCTGACGCGGCGTATATTGTATGCAGATATTACGAGAGGCCACAGAACGGAAAATATAATTGGAGAGGTAAAGCACCAAGTCCTCTTATGAGATCAACAAACACTTCGTATTGTACAGCTTTAGGTGGTACAAAGCCTTACAAAAAATCAAGAAGTTTAGAAGAAAGAATAAAAGCAGCAAATGGATATTGGAATAGATACGTTGTTGGTACTTCATCAAGTACAGGAGCCGGATAAATGAATATCACTGATTTAAATAATAAATTAAATTCTATTAATAAAGTTGTAGACTATAAAAAATTAAAAAATACTTTAGCAGATGCTGCAGATTTATCAAAAACTTTAACATCTCATGATTTTGCTTCAATTCTTCCTGGAGCCTCTATTAACGGAATTAAGTCATTATCAGATGCAATACCAGTCAAAGATACTATCGCAAATCTTCCATTACCACAGCTTGTTACATTAACCGCTGAGATGCCTGGACTTAGAGATAAAATGGTTAAAACATTAACCGATGCTGAGAAAGAGATTTTAGGGCAGATGGGCGGTCCAGTTTTTATTAATCCAGTCACTGGTATAACTGTTACACCAAAAACGTTAAATGCAACATTAGTAAATGGAGTGAAAAAAGCGAATATATTGGCAGCAAATGCAGCGTCAATACAATCTAATATTAAAAGTATTACGGCTGAATTACCAGATTTTGACGGCATTATGAAAGATTTAATTCCTTTGGATTTGCAAGGCATTGCAAAGGGAGCATTAGCATCAGTTGCAAATTTAGAATCAGTTGCTAAAGAACTAAATACAGATTTAACAAAATCTGTCACATCATTAACTGATATCCCAAAGCAATTAAAAACCATAGCCAAAGGCGGTGTAGGAGGTTTAGCTAGTGTTTTTATTGCTGATGTAGATAAAGCATTAAGTACTGCATCAATTTCTCTTGGAGCCGCAATTGAAATTGATAATATAGCTAATCTAGGACTTTTGCAGGATGCTAAGTTATCTGTTCAAAATCATTTAAAAGAAAGTGTTAACTCAGTTACTGGTAATTTATTAAATCCTTTACAAAAAGCTAGGGTTGTAAAAAATCTAAAGTTACAAAAATTTGACACCGCTATTAATGAAATACAAAAAATAGCATCTTTAAAAACAGGAATAGTAGACGCGGCTGAGGCCACGCAAAAAGCATTAGGTATAAGTCAAGATAGGCTTGAAACATTAATGCAATCACAAACATGCGATTTAGCTTCTAATATTTCTTTTGATGATGTAGCAGCTTCCGTATCTGCCGCAACGTCTTATATTTCAGAAATAGGTAATCATGGAGTATCGTGGAATGGTGCTAATACTACTGTATCATTAAATTATGCTATAGATGTTACTGATGGTGATTATCAGTTTGCAAGAGTTATTACCCTTGAAGAATTAGTTGCTGAATTTAATAGTGTCAAAAGAGAGATAACTGAAGTAGTCGTACATTGGACTGAGCATTTTTTAGACCAACCGCATGCTGGTGCCAGAGAAGTTCATGAAATAGCTAAAGATATGAATTTAGACGGATGTAATTATCACTATATTATAAAAAAGAATGGTAATATAGAAAGAGGTCGTCCAGTTGAAATTCCTGGTCAGCATGCAGAAGATCACGACGATTTTACAATTGCTGTAGCGTTTATTGGTGGAATGAATTCGTATTCAACACAAGATCCTACTACGTTTGAAACTGGCCCGGAAAGTATAACTCCAATTCAATATGAATCGTTAGATTATTTATTAAAAGCTTTTTATACAATCTGGCCAGGTGGACAAGCATTTGGACACAATGAGATTAGTCCGGAATGGGCGCACGATCCTGGATTTTCCGTTTCTGATTACGTTGAAAACAAATTTAATAAGGTTAATACTATAATACCATCTAATGGATCTGTTTCACCTGATGAATTGGTGACAGCAGCTCCTACAACGCAAGGTGCGAATGCATATAATGAATTTGAAGATGAAGAAGTCGCGCCACCTGCTATTCCTCCAGATACAATAGGAAAAATTCAAGAAGTGTTACCCGACCCGCCACCTCCAGTAAATGCTAATCCTAATGAGGATGCAACAATATTGCGTGGAGATCCAGCCGATGCACATACAGCTCTAAAGAACCAAGTTCAAAAAACCCTTGATATTAAAAAGCAATTGGAGATGATGGCTGGAGATTTAGAGATTGACGACGCTGTTGAACAAGTTACGGCGGGTGTTAATAATGCCATTCAAAGTAATGACGTGCTTTCATTAGCTGATGAGGCTGTGGTCGGGCCGGCTGAGAGGCTATTAGAAAAAGTTCAAATTGAAGGTAGCGATGTGTTTGGTAGGTTTTCAAGTATAAGTTCCGAACTTAATGCAAGTGCAAAGACATTCTATCAATCCACACAAGGTGATGTATATATTGAAGAAACAAATAAAGGCCTTTTTGAGAATCTAAAGACTCTTGAACCAGATCTTACTTCGATTGAGCGAGCATTAAAAGCAACAGAGTTACGTAAATACAGTAATTCAATTGACAGTTGGATTAAAGTAAACGCGGGGGAAAAATAGATGAGTGTTGTACCTGGAGAAATTCGTCAGCGATATGATCAAAACCGAGGTAATGCTGAAGCTGGTAAGGTTTCAGGTGGATTTAATTCTCCGGGAGGTGATATACCAAGGCAAGATTATTGGTATCAACCAGGCACGAGTAAGGCTGCCCGGGGATCGGAGGAAATTAATTTAAATTATGAAGGTCTATCGTTAGATAAACAAAGTTTAGACTTAATGCATAAGACCTCTACACAATATCCTCAAGGATATGTTCGTGTAAGCGGAACTGGTGACCCTACTACTAGTCATGCCGTGGTATACGATGATACTAGAGGTGGTGAAAGAATATGTTATAGGCACTCGTCTGGGTCCGGTGTTGATATGAAACCAGACGGATCTATTGTTATTGTATCAAGAAATAATAAAGTAGATCTTACAACCGGTAATCACCACGTAATTGTTGAGGCGAATGGCACTATGATATACCGTGGTGATGTAAACATGAAAATTGAAGGTGACTATAATCTTGAGGTTGGAGGTAATTATAATATAAAGGTAGGTGGCAACTGGAATCTAAATGTATTAGGCGCATATTCAAAAAGAGTTATAGGGGCATTTATAGAATCTATTGGTAAAGGTAAATTCGTAACAGTTCTTGGAGATCTAACACAAACATTATTAGGTAAAGTATCTGAATCAATTAAGGGAAATCATAGCTTAATTGTAAAAGGCGAAGGTGATTATAACTATGGTCAAGATGTAGTTGTAACATCTGAAGTAGAAATAAGCTTGTCTGCACCAAGCATTAATGCAGTTGCTCAAGACGTGACAGTTACTGGTAATACTGGAACTATTGGCGGTGAAAATATTGTAATGTATAACTATAATATGTACACTGGCCATTCAATAAACGCACTTGATACTGTTACTACAAAAAGTATGTATGCAACTGATACATTAGATACTCAAACCATCAATTCAACTCGAGTAAATTCAACATCTATGCATGCAACAACATTTCATGGTGATTTAACTGGAATAGCCGATCAAGCAATTGCATCAGATACAGCAGTATTTGCTTCTCGTGGAGGTGGACCGGGCGCACCAGATGGTTGGACAAATGTTAATACTACAGCAGATGCCGTAGATGCAACTGCAGCAAATACTACAAAGGGACCAAAGAAATGGCCAACTGATGCTGCAAGTGATTGGGGGCCTACTGGAAGAGATGATCAAAAGCCGGTTCCAACCGAAGTTACTACTAAACTATGGTTAGAAAATGGCGTTGCGATGATTCAGCCAGTAACAGTCGATGATGATGACGGAATTAAAAATGATCAAAATTTAACTAACTCAACTGCCGGAGTAACAGATAGACCATTAACAGTTGATGAAGTGAGAACAAAATTAAGAGTAAAAGCCAACAGAAATAATACTGCATTTACACAGAAAATGATTGAGCAAGAGTGTCTAGATCCTTCATATACTCAGACAACTCCAGATCATGTAGGTAGAATAATAAGTGATAAGCCACAGGCTAGATTAGGTCAAACTATTATAGGTCAAAAAGATGTAGCACTTACGAATATTAGATATAAACCTGCAGATACTCGTCAGAAAACCCAAGTAAAAATAGTTCTACCTGAGAGTCAATATAATCCAAATAGTTTCTCTAAGGTTACGATGGGTACGCTCATTGGAAAAGGATGGCCAATATCTAAATTTATGGATGAAGGACAAAATTTAAATCATTTAGATTTAGTACAACGTAAACAATTAGCAAGAAATTTAACTGCTATGGTTAAAATCTTGCAAATCGCAAAAATACCTGCATTCATGAAAGGCTATAATACGGTTGTTAAATTCGGTGTAGCAAAAATAAATGATAACGAGCATCCTCCAGTTAATAGCTTTTCTGACTTTGCTTCTACAGGTAGAGCAATAGGTTTTGAAGTAGTCAACTCAGCAACTGGAGAAATGTCTCTAGATGCCACATATGATTTAGTATGTTACTTAAAAGATAATTGTGAATACAGAAAACTGGTATTGGCATATGATACAATGGGACCGAGTGGTAATGAAAAGGGAAAAAATGCAGCACTTCATGCTTTGATATTAGTATCAATTCCTGAAATTCCAGAAGATTTTAAAGCATCGTTTAAAATGAAAATTGCAACTTCACATAATTATGAAGTTCAATCTAATTCAGATTTTGTAGAATCACTAGAAGAGGAAGCCATTACACTACCAGGGTCTAACCCAGATGAACCAGAAATTACAGTAGAGGGTTTAGTAGACGTTAAGACTAAAAAAGGATATACAGCAAAAGTTGCACAGCCAGTATATGATAAGTTTCAGAATTTTGTTAATGATTTAGAAGCAACTGGGTATACAATTGAAAATATTAGTGGATATAGCCGAACTAAGCAATCCTATGGAAAAGATTATAAAGGTACAGATATATGGTCTGCTCAAGCTTCGGGATTAGCTATAATAATAGATCCACACAAAAATACTAGTGGAAGTGGTAAAAAACCGCCTAAAAATATTTTATCAGGCGGAGTAGCAAAAATAGCTAAAAAATATGGAATAGTTTGGGGAGGCGCCGGATCGGTTGGATTTAAAAACACCGCACATTTTAGTGCATTGTATGCTGATGGGGGAAGTATAAAACATCCTCGATCGAATAAGGTTTACAAAACTACAGAGTCAAAACAAAAAGTTAAAGAGGCCGTTAAAAAGAAAACTTCGCCTCCAGTTTCAACTGGATATGAATTTATTTCTATGAAAGAAGACATAGAATATTTTAAAGCATATGAATACTCCCACCTTCCTGAATGGGATTATTTAGGTGTTCTAGATCGTGTACAAAATAATCAATTTCCGGCTGGGACAGAATTCAAAGTAATAGATTTACACCAAACCCCTAATTTTAGGATATATCAGGTATGGCAAGGTTTTTATAGCGGAGAAAAACAAAATATATGGGGTTTAGTAGATATAAATGATCCTGAAGATGTTAGGCGTCGTGAACAAATGGCAAAAGACATGGCTATCGCATTCAGATGGTTAAAAAGTTGATAATAAAGATTATAAATAGATAAAACAATCGAGAAGATATTAATATGGTAACAAGAGCTTTTTCAGCGGAAGACGGCAATTTACAAACTCCTAGTATTATTACTTCGGGGACACGTATTAGTAAAGATATTAATCTATTGTTTACAAAGAAAACGAACGGCGATATTTTTAAAAAAGAAGATTTGGCATCAGTTAAACAAGCAATTAAAAATTTATTACAAACCAATCATCACGAGAAACCTTTTAAACAAAACTTTGGTGCAAATTTAAGAGGTTTATTATTTGAGCTATCTGATGATTTTTTAGAATACGAAATTAATGAAGCGGTTGTCAATGCAGTAAATAATTGGGAACCTCGTGCAGTGATTTTAAATATGCAGACAAAAGTTACACCTGATAAAAATACTATATCATGTAGAATTGAATTTCAGGTAATTTCAACCGGCGCCGTAGACGTCATTGAAACATCAATAGCAAGGTTAAGATAAATGGCCACAAATATTACATCAACTCAATTAGATTTTAATGCAATTAAAACGTCATTGAAAACATATTTTAAAAGTAAATCAGAATTTACTGATTATGACTTTGAAGCATCAGGACTTAACAATATATTAGATGTGCTAGCATATAATACTCACTTTAACGGGCTAATTGCAAACTTTGCATTAAACGAATCATTTCTTGATACTGCACAATTAAGAGCTTCGGTTGTATCACATGCAGAAATGCTGGGCTTCGATATTGCGTCAAAAACTGCTTCAAAGGTTACTTTGAAATTAAGTGTTAATTTAGCTGGAGTATCAGGTCGGCCTACAGCCATCACTATTCCTAGTGGATACACATTTACTGGTACAATAGATGGCGCTAATTTTAGATTTCAAACTCGACAAATTTATAGTGCTGCAGACGATGGAACAGGATTATATGTTTTTACTGATGCACTTAGTCAAAGAGAAATAATAGCGTACGAAGGAACTTCTACAGATAAAACATTTTATGTTGGAGAATCATCTGATAGACAAGTATATGTAATTCCTGATTCAAATATTGACACTAAAACTGCAATAGTAAAAGTATTTAATTCTGCTACATCTACTGATCATACTGTATATACACCTCTTAATCAAGCTGTGACAGTAAGCTCTGCATCAGAATATTATACTATAAGAGAAACACCAAATGGATTTTATGAATTAAATTTTGGTGATGGTGTAACCTTTGGTAAAGCTCCAGATGCTGGAAATAAAATAGTAGTTAATTATTTGTCGACTTCTGGAAGTTCAGCAAATGGTGCAACTACATTTAGTGCCAATTCTGCTATAGTAGTAAATGGAGTTTCTTATTCACCTACTGTTGTTGCTCTTACAAAATCAATTAGCGGAGCAGATTTACAGTCAATAGATACTATTAAACAATTAGCTCCAGCAGCTTTTGCGACACAACAAAGATTAGTTACGGCTCTTGATTATGAATCCATGATTAAAGCCAACTTTCCAACTATTACTGCTGTCGCCGCATGGGGAAGCCAGGATAATGTTCCGGTAGATTATGGTAAAGTTTATATTAGTTTAGAATTTGCTAACACTGTAACTCCAGCAGAGCAAGTAATTATTAAGACTAATATAGAAAATACATATATCAACAATTTAAGTGTGATGGCAATAGGAACAAAATTTGTAGATCCAATTAATATTAAATTCAATATAGAAGCTGAAATTCAATGGGATCCAAATCTTACTGGATTAAAATCCGGCAATGTAGAAAATAGAATAAAAGATCTTATTCAAACACATTTTAATACTACTTTAAGAGGCTTTGGTAAAGTCTTTAGAAGATCAATTCTATTAACAGAAATCGATGCATTTGATCCTTCAATTTTATCTTCAAAGATAAATGTAAAGCTAATTACTGATTTAATTCCAACACTTAATAAGCAAGCATCTTATAAAATATTTTATCCGGTTGAATTAGAGTTTCCAGATGACGTGTTTTATAGCGTTGAATCAACTACATTTACTTATGGTGAATCTAATGTTGTTGCAAGAATTAGAAATAAGTTAGGTACCTCATTGCTTCAAATCTTAGATTCAAATAATACTGTTATAGTCGACAATATTGGATCATATCAACCGAATACTGGTCTAGTTGAACTAAATGCATTCACTCCAAGAGGAATTGTGGATGGGACGACATCTATTAAATTTACTGTAACACCTAGTGATCAAAGTGTAGTAAAACCATTAAGAAATTATTTATTAAAAGTTGATACGGGCAGTCTTCAAGTTGGTGTTAAGATTGACTATCAAAATACAAATGTTGTATTAGGCTAACAATATGTCAATAAAAACCTTAAAAGATTTTAATAGACTACCAATTAATCTACATCGCTCATCTGTTAAAGAGGTGCTTCCGGAATATTTTGTGGAAGAATATCCTACACTTATATCATTTTTAGAAACTTATTATGAGAGTCTAAATAATAATGGAGAGTTTGGCGACTTAATACAAGATCTTTACACTATTCGTGATGTTGAAGATAATTCACTTGCACAACTTGAAAAGTTACTCATTGAATTTGCGCTGGGTGTTGGCGTAAGATACTTTAATAATCCACGAGAAATAATTAGAAACTTTGCTAAATTTTACAGAGTAAAAGGTTCAAAATATTCAGCTGAAGGTTTTTTTAGATCTTTCTTTTTAACAGATGCACAAATTCATTATCCTAAAAATGATTTGTTCTTTCTCAACGACAGCGCTTCAGAAATTGGCGTTGACGGTCAAAAAGTTATGCAAGATGGTGGGTTATACCAGTTGTTATCACATCTTGTTCGGACTGATGTTGGTTTGCCTGAATGGAGAGAGTTGTATAAAAAGTTTGTTCACCCGGCAGGATTTCATTTAGCGTGTGAAGTCGTAATTCAATCTCCGGGTAAATTGTTTGAAACACCAGCGGTTCCGGTTGCCTTTGATTTACCAGAATATATTCTACAAAGTGCTGCATCGATATCTAGTAATTTTTTATATGATTCTCTCGGCGATCGACCTGTTGCTGATACATTACAGTTAGTAGATATTACAGCATTAAGTCCAATGAATTATAATGGAGTAAATTATAACATAAGAATGCACGTAAGACCTTTGAAAGAAGATGCTTATCTGAATCAAACCTTAGCTGTACTAAATACACAAAGGTCTAGCATATATGATTGGGCATCTCAAACGAGGCAAATTTGGGATACTACTACAGATAGTGCAACACTAATTCGCGTTGATGACGCACCTACGCATATCGGTGCAGATTCTTATGGATATTACGGAACATATCCATCATTCTATGTGGGAACTGGCGATAATCCAGATTATTTGAAAAAACCATATCCTTCTATCATTACTACATCTCTTGCATATGCAGAACTTGGAGCAGCACACTTTGAAGCTGATTCAGATATGACGCAACTATATCCACTTTATGATTCTGACATCATAGTATAATGAAAAAAAGTATATAAATATAACTAACACAAATTAATATTTTTAGTATTGCAATTTGAACATATTAAGAGGAAATAAATATGACAGCTGTCGTTACCGATAATTTAAAACATAGTATTCTAAAAACTTTACTAGCAGATTACAATAGTCCTAGTAGTGAGTTTTATATTGGTTTGTCTCGATCTGAATATTGGGATAGTAATGACGTTGCTATTAATCCAGTAAATTCAAAACATGACATTGTAGATTTTAAGTCTCGATTGCAAGCAGTAAAACAGGTTGAAGCCGCCAGTTTTGTCGTGCCTCGACAGGACTGGACATATGGTGTAATTTATCCTCAGTGGGATGATAGAAGATCTGGAACCTTAAGTTTAAGTAGACGATACTACGTATTAACTGATAACTATGGAGTATATATTTGTTTAAGAACTGGTAAAAATAAAGCAGGTGTTACACAACCATCTCTTGTAAAACCATCATTAGCTAATATTGATCCGTTTGAAACATCTGATGGATATGTATGGAAATTTTTATACACTGTTAGCGCATTAAAAGCTAATTACTTTTTATCATCACAATATATGCCTGTTCATAGACAAGAAACTGCGCCAGATTCTAACTCGACCGGCATTGAAATTAAACAATGGGAAATTCAAAGTAACGCGGTTCCAGGTAGGATTACCTCATTTGCTATGACAAACGAAGGCTCTGGTTACGGTACAGCTGGTCAATTTCCTACTATTAGTGTTGTAGGCAACGGCGCACTTCGTTTTCCAGGGGCAGGAGATTCTGCAAATTTAGTTTTAAGTTCAGTTATAGATTCAGACACTGGTAGAATTACGGCTATTAAGACAGATCCTATCGGAACTACATTAAATTATTTAGATAGCTACACTGTAGCAACTGTAACGTTAGCCGGTGGTGGCGGTGATAGCGCGCAGGCTCGACCAATAATTGGCCCCACTCCTGGATTTGGATTTGATCCAGTAGTTGACTTAAAAGCAGATGCGTTAATGTTTAGGAGCAAAATTTTAGAAACTGATAATGATTTTATTTTATCACAAGACTTTAGGCAAATAGGTCTTATCAAAGATCCACTGGCTGGCGATTCAACCGGGCAATATCGTGCTTTAACTGGAATTGCAACACATCATATGAAATTATCTCAAAAAACTGTTCCATTTAGTAAAGATAAAGTTATTGAAGGAGTTAGCTCCGGAGCTAAAGGATACATTGACAATTTTGATTCAAGTATTGCCCTTGGAGCTAGAATATTTTATCACCAATCGCCCGAAACTGGATTTAGAGACTTTTTAGCAAACGAAACAATTCAGGAAATTGACGGTAATGGTGAAGGAACAATCGGAGATTCTGCAAATGTGCCTGGCGAAGTAGATAAATTTAGTGGTGATGTGCTGTATTTAGATAATAGAACTGCTGTTCAACGCACTAGTAATCAATCTGAAGATATTAAAGTAATAATCCAATTATAAGAGTAGAGTAATAATATGACAACAACATTCTCAGAAAACTTAATGAGTTCTACCTATAAGGATGATTTTTCCGATAGTGCGGGTTTTAAAAGAATTCTTTTTAATCCGCGACGAGCTCTGCAAGCCCGGGAATTAACTCAATCTCAAACTATTATTCAAAAAGATATCGAGCGATTTGGTAGAAATATCTTTAAAGATGGCGCTATGGTTAATCCCGGCGGAGTTACCATTAATTCTGGTATTGAATTTATTAAACTAGATCCTACAGATAATAATACTCCAGACTCCTTCCCTAATGCTTCGGAATTAGAAGGTTTAACTTTTACCGGATCAACTTCCGGAGTAACAGCACGAATTATTCAAGTAGTAGATGGAGTAGCCGGCGATTTAACAAACAATCCGCCTACTCTTTATATAATATATACCGGATCAGGTAGTATTACTCCAACAACTAGTGCGATAAAATTTACTCCAGGTGAAACTATCACTAGCGGTACAATATCATATGTAACTCAAACAACTAATACTACTGGTAATCCAGCTATTGGCACTGGTATCCGAGTATCTATTGCAAGCGGTGATTATTTTACTCAAGGATTTTTCTGCAACTCAAAATCTCAATCATTAATGGTTTCAAAATACTCCAGTGACTATACCGGTGTTATTGGTTTTAAAGTTGTACAAGAAATAGTTTCTGCTAGCGATGATGATGCATTATTTGATAATCAAGGAGCGTTTCCAAATGTAGCGGCTCCAGGAGCCGATAGATTTAGAATAACTTTATCTATTATTGATCAAGCAAATATAACTTCCCTTGATACTTTTATATTTGTAGCTAATATCGTAAAGTCTCAAATAGTTGAACAGGCTACAGGTTTTAATCAATATAATAAAATTAATGATATGGTGGCTCAAAGAACTGCTGAAGAATCCGGTGATTATTTAGTAAATCCATATTTTATGACATACGATTCAGCTAGTTCACTTACTTTAAATGCAGTATTAAGTCCAGGAAAAGCATATGTAAATGGTCACAGAATAAATCATCCAGTACAAACTGAATTAACTGTTAATAAAGCATTAACAACGAATCTAGACGTGTTGCCGGCAGGATCGGTTTTACCTAATTCATCTATTGCGGTTGAATACGGTAGCTATGTAATAGTATCAGCCATTGAAGGGGCTTTGCCACTGGATGGCAATGGCACAAAAACAACATATCCTTTGGTAGAAATTCATAATAACACAACACCAAGTGGTGCTGGAACTACAATCGGAACGTGTAGAATTAGACACATAGATCAACTAGGATCAAATTATCGTCTATTTATTTTTGATGTTAACGTGACTTCATCATTTAGAAATGCTAAAACCCTAGTATTTGGCTCAGATGATACACACTTTGCAACTCTTGTATTAGAAAGTTCAGTCGCGGTTCTGAAAGAAGCAAGTGAAAACAATTTATTATTCCCGCTTCCAGTAAATCGGCCTAAAGCTATTACGAATATGTCCTTTTCAGCCCAAAGAAAATATACTGGAACAGCTTCTGGTGCGGGTTCAATAGTCTTTACTTCTCCGGCAGCAGGTGAAACATTTTCAAACGCAAACGACTGGGTGGTAATGTCAAATGGTGTTAAACTTGCAGATTCAGCATGGGGAATATCAGCTGGTGGCGTAGCCACGCAATCGGTTACTATATCTGGATCAGGCATTAGCGCTGGTCATGCAGTTGAAGCTATTGTTTATATACAACAAAGTGCGGTTATTAGAACTAAAACTATTACACCAGTTACATCTACAATTGCAATTGATGGATCAACCTTTATTGCTCCTCTTGGCAAAAATGACATAATAGAAATGGTTACTATTAGAGAAGGAACATCGGGCGGAGATGATGTTTCAGATCAATTTACTTTTGATAATGGTCAAAGAGATGCATTTTACGGCCAAGGGCAATTAATTAGAAAATCTACTAGTAGTTTAACAGGTAACCTCTATGTAGAATTTACTCATTATTCACATTCATCTGGAAATTGCTTTGCTGTCAATTCATACCCCGCACCATATGGTTCTATTCCATCGCATAGACTAAGAGATGGAAGCATAATTGAATTAAGAGATGTCCTTGATTTTAGATCGGCCAAAAAAGCTGATGGAACATTTGATGATGCAGGTGGGGCAGCTGGAGGTGTACTAAGTGAATTACCTCAAAATGATACAATCATTATAGCAAAAGTTGAACACTTTCTTCCAAGGCAAGATAGGATTGTTGTTGGAGAAGATGGTGTAATTAAAAATTTAGAAGGCGTGTCAAGTATTTTACCTAAACTTCCGTACTTACCACCAAAACATTTAGAACTATATAGAGCATCATTAAATGGTGGAACAACTTCGATAAGTGATATGACCGTCCAGTATATGGAAAATAAAGGTTATACCATGAAAGATATTGGTAAAATTGATAAGCGGGTCGATCTTCTTGAAGAAACTGTTGCACTAAGCTTGCTTGAATTAGATACTAATCAACTAGAAGTACTTGATGACAACGGTAATAATAGAACTAAATCTGGTTTCTTAGTTGATAACTTTAAAGATCAGTTTCATTCTGATACATCAAATGATGAATATAAAGCATCTATTAATCCTAAAACTATGACATTACATCCTGCATTTACTGAAGCCAATGTAGGTATGATTTATGATGATGCTGCTTCAACAAATACAGTTCTTAAAGGCGATAATGTGTATCTTGCACATACGCATTCAGCATATATAAGTCAAAGTAAAGTATCAAGAACTGAAAATGTTAACCCATTTATGATTTCTTCATATACGGGCTCTATAACGCTTTCTCCTCAGTCAGATGAATGGAAAGTAGATAGACAAGCCGCAGCAAAAATTATTGATGGCGGTACTAGATTAAATACTAATCAAGCACAATTG